CCAAGGCTGTCCAAGTCGAAGTTAAAATTAAATCTGATTTAAGTCAAACTGTGTTTCTTCAATCAATTCAACCTGCAATTTCAGGTTCAAAGTTTCCAGCCATAGGTATTGTTCCTTTTCTTCTCATTTTTCTTTTATTTTTTTAGTTTTTATAAAATCTCAACTGTCTTGCCCCCACTTTTGCACCGTTATTTGTATACCTATCATAATTCGTTAATTCTCATTGAATTACATGGATCACATCAGTTTTATTAAAAAGAGTTAAACTTGCAGTTTTATTTCAATTCAACCACTCCCAGTTTCAAGAAACCGTATTATAAAATTCTATTCAAGTAATTAAACCGAAATCATCAGGGAAGTCAAACTTTTGTTTTTCTGTATCCGTTTCAGCAATCATATCACATTGAAACCAATTGGCTGTTTGTAATTTTAATTCCTGTTTTGTTAAAACCGTTATATCTACACTTGTTCAAAAAGTCGGTAAAGTAAACTCGTATTTTCAACTCTTAGTATTTAATCTTCCTTCACTATCAGATATTTTTACAGTGTAAGTCTGTTCAGACGAAACCGTAAATCATATATCAACCTTTGTATATTCAATTAAAGGAACAGGAGTTAATTGATTTCCAATATTTACTCACGAAGTCGTTCCTCTAAAAAACTCTAAATTCGTTAATGTTCATGGTGGGTTTCATCATAAACTTCAAATTCAGTTAATAATTGGATCTACAATATCATCTCCAATCTCTCTTAAACCGAAACTCGGTATTGCCGATATTTGGGCAGTTGGGTTTATTGCTTCAAAAAACTCGTCAATAAACTCCTGTACCGAGTTCCCTTCAATAAAACCTGACGGATTAGAAAAGACTCAAGAGTAAGAAGACTCGGCTCAGGAGTCTTTTTCTCTAATTTTTCTCAAGATTTTATCAAATTTTATTTCCATTATTATAATTATATTTGCTTAGAATAAGTTAAACTCTCTCTGTTATTCCAATTAGTTAAACCATCCTCTTCTCATTTTGCGTAGTCCACATCATTATTATTTTTAGAAACTCTCATTATCTCCCATTTTTCTGTCCCCCTTTGAATTGATCCACAATAAACATAATCGGGACTGCTGTAATCATCAGCCCCGAATCAAAATATCCATCAAGAGTCATTTTCATTTGTTTTTAAATCTCAATTTTCATTAAATTGCTGTGCTCAAGTTTTATAATTTGAAAATCATTCCATTTTATGTTTTTATTTTATTTTTTTCATTTCTTTTTTTTAATAAGTTGCTGTTTCATTTCTTAGTAAAATAGATCCAATCGTTTGTGTTGCTAAATTATAATGTGCCTTGAAATCTAATGTTTGATTTACAATCTCATTTAAACTTTTATTTCTATCCCAAGATGTAAAACTAACTTTTGGTAAAGTTATTGATAATGTAGGATGATCCTCCACACCAATAGTTTTATCAGGGTCTTGTATAACCATTATAATCTCTTTTTGCTCACTGTTAAGGGCATAGTCTTTAAAAGTATTATTATCATAATCAAACTCCACATTTCATTCAACTTCAAATTGCTGATTTAATATATCATTTACATCAATTCCTCATCCTGCATAATCTTCTACTAAATTTTTCTTAAAAGTTATTTCAAAACTTTTATATTTTACATTAACTCCTCATATTGATAATGTTCCGTGTCTTGCCAATAATGTTTTATCATCAGGAAGATAATCCGACACAACCGTTACGATATTTCATCTTTTACTTTTAAAACTCATTTTAAGTTTAGCAATCTCTCAAACATTTGCCGACACTGATAATTCCTCAATCATCCCAAGTGCAAACTGCGAGTCTCAATTTCACTCGTCTGTCGTAATTGTTAATGATGGATGTTCATTCGTATTCAGTAATGTAAAAGTATGGTCAAATGCTCCCGTTCCCGAAGTTTCCACACTCGAAACTTGCCCCATAAGTGCTAAAAATAATAATCAAGAGTTCTCAACCATTAAATCCCCTTCCACTCAACCTTCAGCCCATCTCTTAGTATTAAAAGTTTCATTAGAGTCAACAATACTTCAAACTGCACCGTCCTGCACAACATTTTCAAACTTTTCATCAAAATCTAACGACGTGTGAGGCATCCAATGAGTTGGAGCCACAGGTGTTCCTCTTGAAACTTCTTTTCAAAAACCAACACTAATTTTTCTTCAAATGTATTTCATTTTTTTCTAAATATTAAATTATTATTATACCTAAATTATATTCTATTTTTAATTAAAAGTTATACCAATACAGTTTTATCAACAAACAAACTCGTATACCCTTTTTTTATTTCTCCCTATCTCAAAGACCATTCTCATCATCATCGCGTCAGCGAAATCAGGAGAGTGCCCCAAGTTCTTTTTAATTACATCCTTCGACTCTATTGATTTAATTCAACTTTCTAAAACTACCTCTTTTAAAAATCAAAGTTCAGTAGTTATATCACTCATATACTCTTTTAAATTTCCCCTTATAGTGATCATCTCGTTTTCAATCTTCTGTGCAAGTAAAAAATAACACTGTGTCCTTAAATTTCTATACTTTGTTAAAAATGCTTTTTCTTTTTCAAGAATAAACCTCGGCGAAATAAAAGAATATCATCCTTTAAATCTGTAATGTCAAGGGAAGTAATCTATAAAATTTTCTCAAACTCAATCACTGTCAACAACAATATTTTCCCTTTTTATATTATATTTTTCCTCTATTTTTTCTAATTCAGGTATCAAAATTTTCCAATCAGTTTTTTTCTTCGTAATAATCTTTACAATATTTCTCCCCCTCCAAACCATAATAACAGTCTTATCTTTTCATTTTCAACTTAAATCAATTGACATATAATTGGTCTCTTCCCCATTATCAATCTGATCACTATATCAAAACATACTCACAATAGAGTCATATCATATCATTATCATCGGATCATTATCATAATCAAAATTTCATTTTACAAGTCTTTCATAATCATTCTTCGGAAGTTCTTTTAAATCCTCCACATACTCTTTCGAAAGATGTGGGTTATCAAAAACACTGCTAAAAATAAAACTCCTCGTTTTTTCCAACTCCCCTTTTTTATAAGGTAAATAAAAATCCGTATAAACAAAGTTTTTTCAAGGATTGCAAGTGTATAATCATTTTCAAATTTTTTCCCAAATTATTTTTCAATTTTCTATCAATTGCACTCTTCTTTTTCTACTCCTTAAAACCGTAATCGCCTGTCTATCTATTTCCTGTGCCTCATCTAAAAAGAAACCTGTTAATTCTAATCATCATAATCTATTAAAAAGAGGATCGACAGGAGTCTTTTGCAAGTCCCTATAAACAATCTCACTTCAATTATGAAATAAAAAGAATTTTTCCTTAGCATTCTTTTTATAATCTATCGCCGTTTTTAATCATAACAAATCTAACACTTCGTGAAGTGTTTTTATTGTAGAACTTATTAAATCCGTATTTTGCTTTCTCCCTATTAAATATCTAACCTTCCTATTTAATAAACAATCTATAACAACATACAAACATCAAACAAACGATTTTCAACCACCTACAGCCCCTCAATATAAAATTTCCTTATACTGAGTTCAAGACAACTGCTTCCAAGCAATTCTTTGCTTTTCTGTTAAAGTTATTTGCGATTTTATTTTTCAGTCCTCATAAAAAACTATTCTTTCAAAGTCAGTTAAAAATCAACTTTTTTTATCAAATTTTCAACCAATAATTTCTAAACCTTCTTTTATTTTATCATTCAATTTCTTTTTTAGTTAAATAGTAATCCTTTTCTTCAATCCCCTCATCCGCGTCTCGTAAAGTATTTTTCTTCCTATCATCCTCAGCACCACTGAGGATGTTAATTTTATATCCTTCTGTTTTATCCTTCCCACCAATATCTCTAAAATCACCTACTCATATTTCCAAGTTCACTGTTTTAAAAATCATATCCCTGTCCTTATTAGAAGTATTTAAATCAACCATTTTTCAAATCATTATTCTCAAACACTCAGCCTTCGCCGCCCATAACTCTCAATATAATTCCTCCGTTCCTTCCTCAAATTTTCTCTCTAATTTTGATTTTACATGGACAAACGCGTCCCTCATAAAAGACTTTTTTTCCCTGAACCATCCCTTCGTATTTTTTACAGTATTAGTATTCCTTCAAATCCCAATCGTTTTTAAAAAAGGAAGTAAAGATAACTCTTTTTCCTTAAAATAAGCAAGTTTTATTTCATCCCGTTTATATAATTGTGTTTTTTTTCATTTAGGTTCCAAAAATTTCATAGGTGTATAAGTTTTTCCCTCAGGAATAGCCTCATCTATCAACCTATTCTTTTCTATTTCCATTACATCTTTTACTTCCATTTTTTTAATCTTTAATTTTAAATTTAAATTTTGATTTTCATATATTAAAAGTATTTAATTTTTATTGGTCGGAGAGGAAGGACTCGAACCTTCGCTACTCAGGAGTCCAAGTCCCGCGGGATACCACTTCCCCACTCCCCGTTTTTTATAACTGAGGGTTTCGGGATTTTCCGAAATCCTCAGTCTAATCCTTTCTTATTTTTAATAATCAGTGTTTTTGCTTTTTATAATATCTCAATAATCATATTTCTATAAGTTTTTTTATTTCATAATTATCTCACATATCACTGAAGATTTTTATCCCTTTTACACCTTTGTATTTTTCTCTCCCCTCATCATAATCAGCCATCGTTTTTAATCTCTTTTTCATTTCACTCCTAAAACCTGTCATATCATTTTGATAAAAATTCGGTGAAGGATCTATTTTTCTTATAGTCGTTTCCTTATGTCCTAATATTTTCCTTGAAACAATTTTATACTTTTTTGCTAAAAATAATGTTAATTCCTCCAATGCCTTGATTTGCTGGTCTGTATAAGGGTCTCTTCAATCCCCCCTGTTTTCTAACTCTATTCCCAATGAGACTGGATTTAAATTAAATCCCCAACTTGTTATTATCTTGATTTTTTCAGTTTCTCAAGTATGATAAGCAATATAATTATCTCAAACAAGGTGCTCAATCACACCTCTTTTTGTAATGTACTAATGTACACTGACTTTCCTTCAAGAGTACCCCAATAGAATACTCTTGTCCCCCTTATAACTTCAAGCAGTATGGTGTATTATTATGTATCTTATTATATCTTTAGATCATCTCAACTGCTTGAATTTTGTAATATTTAATTCCTTCGTTTGTATATCCATTTTTTTATTTTTTATTTTCTTCTTCCTTTTTTTCCTCTTTTCTTATATACTCTCAAAACTCCTTCTTATCAATAGTTTTAATCGTTGCCAAAATATTCTTTCTATTATCAGCAATAAACCTTCTAATTATATCAACCGTAACCGAAATAGCCAATGCCACCAATATTTTATAATCAAAAACCATCTCCTGTATTTGGTCTAAAAAAACAATTATCACTGGTGAGTAAATCGCCAAAATCGTTTTTCAAATGTTTCCCCAATCCTTTTTATCTAAACTATACTTTTTACTTGTATTGATTTCCATATTATTATTATTATTATTATTATATTAAAATTATATTCCTTTTTTTATTAAAAGTTGTCTAATCTTTCTCTACATATTGGTCATACTCTCCAACCATCGACTGAATTATACAATCCTCGTCATCTCCGAGATATCTCGATCCTCTTCAAAGCATTGCCAAACCATTACTCGAAACAGCCTGACAGGATGACATTTTATTATAATCTGATTGATAATATTTTTTAGAACTTAGTTCTGTGTCAATAACCGTTAGTTTTTCCGAAGATGTTCAATCAAAACCACTAAACAAGAGTTTTGAATCGGTGCTAAAAGTAAAGGCATTGGCACTCGTAGTTCCACAATCATATCCATAAGTAGTATCCTCAAAGGTCTTGACCATTAAATAATAAGAGGTTCAAGGTTTTCTCGTATAAGCAACCTTTGTTCAGTCAGGAGAGATTTTTATCCCTCAAGTACATTGTGTTAAAGTAGATAACTCTTCTTTTCAAGTTCAATCTATTTTAATTTTATATAATCTTTTATCTCCTGTATTATCTGTAAATACAATATTCTCTCAATGGACATCAAAATCATAACAATTATTATTGATTATTAAAGTTTCAGTTCAAGTTCAATCATAGTTTTTATAATACAAAGAATTATCTACTCTGTAAACCATTACATCCTGTGTTCAGTTATTTCCTTTTCTTATTTTTGTTAAAACATTAACTGCATTATCCGAAAACTGTATTCAATCATCGCTGTTATTTAAAGTTGCTTTTTTATATATAGTGTCTCAATCTGAAATGTTTATATAAAAAAGATTGTTTTCATCAACATAAAAAGAGTTTCTAACAACTTTTGTAGTTGCGAAATCTCAATCTCACAAATCTGTTGCATTCTTTTTTCTCAATCTCGATCAAGTAATATATAAAATTTCAGTGTCATTATTACAGTAAGCAACATCATATATTTTATTCCCAAGACCATTCGTTACTTTTCATAATATATATTCTATTTGTTCATCATAACTTTTATTTAAAATATTAAATTGTCTTCAATTTAAATTTTCCCTTGCTAAAAATGCTTTACTATCAGAGGTTTTTATTATTGCAGGTGGAAAAGGGTATCTATTAGAAAAAACACCTAAAAAGACTCCTCTTTTCCCATTTGAAGATAGTTTTTTAAAAACAGAGTTAGAATTTACATAGGAGTTTATTTTATATATAATAGAATTTCCATCCATCCCTATTAGAGAAACAGATCCATTTAAAGGGGAGTCGAAAATATCCACTCCATTATCAACTCAAGCAATAGAAGTTGCTCTTTTTCTAAGAACTGAAGAAGCAGTGTAGTACATCTCACTTCAATCCGTGTTAAAACACATCAGTAAAGGAGGAATATCAGTTATCTTTTCTCCAATACCAGTTCAATTAAAATCTTTTCTAACTATTCAATTATCTGTTATTCAACTAAAATAAACAAATCAAGTATTTTCTTCGAATGTTAAATTAAAACGAGAATAACTACCTGTAACGGCAATAAAAACTGACTCATCTCCTGCTGTTGCTAAAAATGTTGTTTTGTAAAGACTAAAATTTGGATCGTCTTTTTTTCAAAAAACTATATTTCAATTTGTAGAGTTTATTACAAGAGATCATACACTCTGATTTGTTATTTTTATTCAATCTCAAGACATTGCTAAATCTTTTTTATACAGATAAAAACTATCACTTGAATTAGCATAGTATAAAAATCAATCGTAGTAAGCGACTTGGGATCAACCTGCACAATTTGCTGTCATTCCTTCCAAAGGTTCTCCATCCCCCATACTCTCAGGAGATTTTATATAAAACTTATCAAAATCATTATGATTGCTGTAAATCAACTTATTACTGTGTTCCCCAGCATTTTCATCTGTTAAAACACTTACACATCAATCATTTCCCACGATTGACGACGAAGCAACTCCGACAGGGTAGTCCGTTGGTTCAATATAAGGTTTATCTTCGTAGTTAAAAAGTTTTCCGTCTTTTACACAAGTTATAACCGTATTATCAGGAGAATATTCTAAGTCCGTTACTGCTTCACTATATATTTCAATTCAATCAGTTTCATCATTCGCAGGTTTTTTCCAAATCCCTTCCTGTGTAGAGTAAATTATATAAACTCCGTCTGAAGTAAAATCATTAGAGAAACATACATTATAATCAAGTATATTAACTCAATTAGTCGTATCATTAGCAGGTTTTTTATATAATTGTCAATCCATGGAGTTCCTGTATATAATTGACAATCAATCAGGAGAATAATTCGGGAAGTTGCTCGGAGCCGAGATAATTGCACTTCAGTTATCATCTCAAGGGATTGTTATATCTTTTCTATATAACTTGTGTCAATCATCAGCATTGGTATAAACAATATACTGTCAATTAGGAGAATAACACATTTCCTTCGCAACAGCAGTAGTTATTGCAACTCAATTATCTATTCAAGTTTTTGATTTTTTAAAGATAACTCCATTATTTGGAGAAGTAGTATTTTTATAAACCATTTCATCACGATTAGGACAGATAGCCATTGCCCCATACGGGTACGATCCATCATCATCAGCAATAGGAAATCAATCCGAAACGGATTTTGCCCCTTTCTTTTTTAATTTTCAATCCCCAGCAATATATGCGATATTTTCATCGTCTATATATTTTGGACAGACTCCGTATCAGGCGGTTATTACTCAAAGAGGGTAGTCCCCTTGTCAAGGCGAAGGAATTGAAGCCTTAAAATCTCCGACTGTTATTTTATAAGTTGTTCAGTCCGTCGGTCTGTACATTAAAAGAATATCAGTGTCTTCTAAGTCATTAACAAAGTCATAGTTTTCAATTATTTCAATTTTTTCATTATTTAAGGTATTAAAGTTTTCATTTAATTCCGAAACTCCTGTAGTTGACACATTATCTTCTAAATCGATGTTTTTTAGTATTGCCATATTTTATTTTATTTAAAATTTTTTTTCTTTTTTTTGGTACTTCCAGAAGGAGTCGAACCTTCGTTTCAAAGTTCGCGACTTTGTATTTTTGCCATTAAATTATAGAAGCATTTTTTGCCAAGGCACTTTTATACCCGACTCACGGTCTGTATATTAAAAACTTGTCCTGAAGTGTGATCCCCTGAGTACTATTATTATGTTGGTTTATTTTTTTTAGTTTATGGTAATTTAAAGAAGTAAAGTTTTCATTTAATTCCGAAACTCCCGTAGTGTTAACTATATCACTTCCATCAATGTTTTTTATTACTGCCATATTAAATTTTATTTAAGATATTATTAGTGTAATTTTCATATCTATTACAATGTAAAGTTATTCCGTCTTCCGAAAAAGTTTTTCTAACAATTAAAAGATTAGATAATTGTTTTTCCATATCAAAGTTCCTTACGTTAATCATCATTCAAGGTCAGAAATCATAGACACTATGACTCGCTCCGAAACTTCCCCAAGACTGATCATAAGAGTCCCAATCCCCATCCAAGTCGCTCCAAGTTTGCCTGTCCCCGATTTTTTCATCGTACCTTGATCATACTTTTATAATAATTTCACCGTTAGGATCCTTGTTTTTAATTATATACTCATCAGCACGGTCTTGCAAGTCAGCAACCGTAGTCGCATACTTATCATCCACCTTTTTTTCAAATAAACCGAATTTTTGTATACTCTCATTATTTTTAGAGACAACCATATCTCAATCTTTTCATTTAAAATAAACTTTGTTTACAATATTAAAACTATCATTGAATTCTATTTCAAAAACTTCACGATCCCATATTAGAATATTAGAATTTCAAGCAATTCAAGGTTTTTCAGTAAAATCTATGACACCGTTTACTCATATATAGAAGTATGAGCCATTCTTTGCCCCCTCAACGGCTTTTAAAGTAGAAAGGTTAGTTGTATACCCAAAGTTGTTTAGAACGGCTGTTTCCGAGGAAGTTATATTTCATTTTGATAGTAGGTTTCCAAATCCACGAGTTTCAAAGTCCGTAGTTATAGATGAGAGTGTTTCCGAGGATGATCCACCTGTTAAGGTTTCATTATTTTCAAATTGTCAGGTGTTTACTTTTATCCATAATGTCCCTGAGTCGGTTTGTCCCATTAAAGTTCAAGAGGCACCTGAAGTTCCCCCCGTTACGGTTTCACCAATAACAAATAGTCCACTTTTAGTTCAGGTTATTTCTTCCGTTTTTAAGTTTCATAATATTGTATCTACATAATCATTTACACTTCAAGACTTTTCAAAGTCTTCGATTTTTTTTATTTTTTCATCTCATATTATTTCATAATCGAAAAAATTTGTGTTTTCAAGCAAAGCCCCGAGTCCTATAAACGAGTATTCTTTTTCACTAAAACTTATTTTTTTTGATTTTATTTTGTTCATAATTCCCGTATAAACAACTCTTCCCAAAGGATTGTATTGCGATATAATAGAGACTTCACAACTGAATATATCTAAGTCCGATTTAAAATCATCATCAATGACGACTTTTAATTCTCCCTGAGGTCAGTTTATGTTTTCAGTAAAAGTTATTTTATTTTTTATTTGACTCTCATTTAAAATTCCCTTGATGTTGCCATCAATATCTTTTAATTTAATAAGAATATCACTATTTGTCATTGTTTTTAATTATTTTCCTTTCTTTTTCTTTTTTTAAAGCCCCTTCTTGCCCCCTTTTTATAAGTAATGACACCTGTAACTAAAAGCACAGTTGTACGATGTAATATCCGAAGCCAATATAATCGGTTCTCATAGCCAATATAAAAAACTTCAACTAAAATCAATGGGTGCACCATTTAAGGAGACCACCTGATTTCCTCCATCAAATTTAATTAAATCCCCTGATGAAAAACTTCAATCCATTCTTATTTTTTGTCATCCAATTGATATTTCTATAAAAGTTCCCGAAGCATTCACCGTTATATTAAAAGTCGTAGGACATTTTAAAGTTCATATATATCAAGTGCTGATCGTATAGTTTCAAGAGATACCACTGTAAGTTTTATAAGTCGTTCACAAGTCGAAGAAATATCATTGCACAGAAACTAATTCTAAATTAAATTCACAGAAGGTAATCCATCACTGTTCCCTCAGAATTAAATCAGGTCAGTTCGCAGGAGCAAAAACTCCCGTTATTTGTTTTAAAACTCAAGGAGAGGTTTCATAAAACACAGTTAATATATTGTTTCCCTGCAGTACAGCCTTTTTAAATTCCTGTATCCTGTTATTTAAATCAGATAAACTGTATCCTTTTATTTTTCATCTTATATTTAATACCCTTTGCCCGTTAGACTCCGATAATAGTTTATACCCATCCGAGTGAGGATGTTTGAAAGTATTTAATTCCAAGTCAGGTCAATTATCAAAATTATCCTCGTTTATCGTAAAAACATTATTCGTTTCAACCTCCAAACCGTTATATATAAACTTTTTTATCATTTTTTTATAATTATATTACTCCCCTTTCATTTAATTGTAATTGCTCATTTAAAACATTTTCTACCTCTTTTCAGATTGCAATAGGATCTCAATTTTTTCCGTCTATTTGTATTTTTATTTCGTTTTTATTTTCAATATGAGTCATTTTTTGATTGGTCGTCCCAGCATTCACCGAAGGTACAAGGTTTTTTCCAACTATACTTCAATCGTTTACTACGTTTATACTCGTTTTAAGTTCTCCGTTTTTTCACAAGTATCAAGTAATCTTTTTAAATCCCTGAAGCAATAATCATATCGGAGTCATCCAATCAAATAAGAATTTTGAAACTTTTTTTACAAATCCCCATATCCAACTTCCAAATGATTTTAATTTAGTCCAAAGTAATTTAATTGTCATCTTCGTAGAACTCACAATTAAATCCCAATTCTTCCAAGCCGCGATAATTCCACCAATCACCAAGACAATTGCCCCGACTGTAGTTATTATAGCCAACAAAGGCGCAGTCATTATCCCACCTGCAAGAAATCAACCTATTCCCGTTACTATTGCCATAATTCAAGTAATAGTGCTTACAATCATAGTTATAATCGGAAGCAATGCCAATGCACTGACTCATACAAGCAATATAATTTTAGATAATTTTTCATTCTTTTTCATAAAATTAGTAACTGCTTTTAAAATCGGATTGAATACTTCAGCAATTTCATATAATGTGACCTTCAACATTTTCCAACTATTTCATATTTTTCATTCTAATATTTTTTTGTTTTTTTCTAAATTTCAATTTAAATCTTCCAAGACATCCTTCGACTCCACGAAAGGTTTTAAAACTTTTAAACCATTATCTTCAATTCTTGTTCAAAACAAGTCCACAGCCACTCAAGTCGCTTTTATAACATCCTGCATTTCAAGTATCTTCTTTCAAACACTTTTCATTATTACCTTGTTTTTTTCACCTTTTCTTATTCTTGCCAAATAATCAGTTTCATAAGATAATCCAAGTTTTTTAAAAGCCTCTTTAGTACTTACACTCTCATCCCTAAATCTTTTTCAACCTTCCCTCATTACATCAGCCATTTCATCCGTGTTTCTAAGTCAAAGTTTTGTTCATCTAAGCATTGTACTGATAAGAGCCTCATATCATATCCCCGATTGCGATAATCATAGAGTATACTCGTTTATAGAGTCCAATACATCGTTATATTGGTCTCCCGTTTTTTGTAAAGTTCCAAATAACACCTCGTTTGCTTTTTCTCAAGTTATTCCGTAGTTTTTCATCAGTGCAGTAGTCGCCCTCAAGGTTTCGTTTATATCTTTTCCAAAAACATTAGATATTAAAAGTCCTCATTCAGCAGTTTTTTCAAGTTCTTCCCCCGTTAGTCCCATTTCTCTTTTTAAAGAGGAGTAAGCCTCAGTCGTTTCAGCCAAATCTTCACCATACCCTTTTGAAAAAGAGTTCAATACTTGCTCTTTTAATTTTTTAAATCAATCTCAAGTTAATCAAGTCTGTATTTGCAGGTTTGTTAGTTGTTTTTCAAAGTCCCCCGATATACTCCCCGTAATTCCTGCAACTAAACCTGTTCCAATCGCCGTAGCCTTTCCCATCGTTTTTTGCAATCAAGCAAGTTTGCCTTTTATAGTTCCAAAGGTTTTTGATATTTTTGATGAAACACTTTTTATACTCGATCCGAAAGACTTGTAAGATTTTTCACCTCTTGATAAACTTTTACGGAAGTTATTGATAAAAGATTTTGACGAATTCCCCATTTTAGACATCGTCCCCTTAAAAGAAGTCCCACTCTTTTTATTTACAGTAATTATTCTCTTTGTGGTTTTTTCAAAACTTTTTCATATTTTTTTAAAAGACTTCGTCATTCTATCATTTACTTCCATCGATAAAACCATTCTTTTTTTATCCATTCCTTTTTTTAATTATATTTTTTTCTTTCTTTTTCCATTTCTTTTTCCCTGATTTCATTGTCCGTTCCCATTTTAGCAATTAAAAGATGATAGTAAAAGTCATCACAATTCTCCAAGTCCTGCTGACTCCATTTCATCTCCTGCATTAAAATACAATTCACTATTTCTTTAGATAATTTTCATTCTCCCCTTTTTATGTATTTTTTGTATTCCCATATTTTGTCTTCGATAGTGTCTTTTTTTTTTCATTCTCTTCTATTAAAATTGAAGCCTCAGTAGTTAATCTATCCAACTCCACAGGCTCAGTTTTATAAACTAATTCCATATTCTCTTTTAAAGTTTTATCATTGTCTAATAAAAAGGCAACAATTACTGCCATTTCCTTCAACGGGTTTATTGTGTCATCCAATCTACTCTTTTCTATTCTTTGCTCCGAAGGAAAGATGTTAATCACATCCAACGACGACATTTTCTCTTTTAATTTTAATTCCATAGGTTTTAAATTATTATTATTATATTTAAATTATATTCTATTTTTTATTAAAAGTTGTTAAATCATTAAATTATAATCCCCAATCTTTGTTTTTTATCAAGTTTTATATTCACGGAGTTTTAGAGAGTTTTTGAATTCCCTTTTCCCCGAAAAAGTCGGAACGGGTTTTACTGATTTTAATTGACCAAAATAGCCCCTTTTTGGATGGTTTTAAAAGGGCGAAAAAGCAATAAGGTGTGCTTATACGATTTTAAGGCTTGTCGGGGGCATTCGTGGGGATGTAGCAATTTCCTTTTAAACCTGTGGTGAATACGGAATGATGGAGTCCCCATTTTCTGTAAAGAATATAAAAGGTAGTATCCCTGCGGGCGGTCGCCCGCAGGGTGTATGGTTGTTTATTATGTGTTATTTTAAGTGATTGGTGTGGGGAGTTGTGTTATTGTGGGTAAAAAAAAGGGAGATGGGTGGGAGATAAAAAAGAGAGGGAGGTGTAAAAAAAAAGATAAGAAAAAAAAGATAAAAAAAGGTAAAAGGTGTGGATTGTGGATTGTGTGTTATTGTGCAGTGTAGGTGTGTGGATTGTGTGTTTTTGGTATAATTGGTGGTGGTGTGGTGTTGTCTTTAGAGAGGGGCAAAAAAAGGAGAGATAGAGGAGAAAAAGAGGGGAGGTAGGTAATAAAAAAAGGGTGGGGTTGGCTGTGGAGAGATAGAGGGGAAGGGTAGTCGGAGATACCGACGGTGCTTGATTGTTGCTTGTTGAGGGGGAGATGTATATAATTGTGTGGAGTAGTTTTGTGTATAGGATGTGTAGAGATATTGAGTGTGAGGTATATAAAAAGGAGGGTTGCTGTATAAAATATGTGAACAGTAAAAAGAAGGGAAAAAAGGGGGAAATAAGATGGAATATTTCCTTTTTTTACACAGGGAAAAAGAAGCGAATACTGCCTTGAACAAGCCATAGCACTTTTCTTCCTTTCTGTTTCTTTTTTTCTACCTTTTTTTAAGACTTTTTTACCTCTTTTTTTTACAAGACTGTATAAAATATGTGAACAGTCTTTTTCTTTCTTTTCTTTTCTCCTCACTTATCGCTCCCTCTTTCTTTTATATTATAACTCCTTCCTAAGCAATGCCCGCGGGCGACTGCCCGCGGGCTCTAATGCACCTCATCCTACCATCATCATCCACACACACTCCCTTTTATACTCTTTTTCTTCCTTTTTTCTTTCTTTTTTCTCTTTTAAAATCCTTTCTTTCTTTCTCCCTTTCTTTTCTCTTTTAAAGAACCTAAATCCGAACTCCCATCACTCGGATCACTGGCAAAGAACCTAAATCCTATACCCCCCCCCTTGGAGAACTGGCAACACAATCCCCACAGTCCCCTGTATTCTATAACTCCTCAATAGATTTCTAAGATATAGAGGTGCTTTTTTGCGGGGGAAAAATCTCTTCCTTAGGGTTAGATATTTGGTGATGGTATATTTAAAAAATGCTTGGAAACTCCGAGGTTTTATGGGAGTTAGTTTATGTAGATTGGTGGTATAATTATAATGGTTCTGTGATTATTTAAATGAGT